CATTCGTTGAGCGATAGATTTTTCATAGTATGCCCTCAACTCTTGGGTGTCAAGAACATTCCTGCCGTTAACGGTAGCAGAATAAGTATCCAGCTCTTCTAATAACTTGAGCACAAACGCCTCAACGTTATTGTGGCGCTCAGCTATCTCTTCCTTTAGCAGCTCTCTTCTAGCTGCTATGTTCTTTATCTTGCTAAGTAACTTGTCTTTTACACTCACACTATCTTCTTTATTGTTGATAGGAAGAACTTGGCAAATTCTTTGTGAGATAGTTCGCGAAGCTTGTCATTCCAGTCGTTTGGTCCACCTGTGAAGGCGTAGTGAGTACCAGCATCTTTAAGCTTCTTCAACATCATGGCCCCAGCTTCGTCTGTGTCTGGGGCAATGACGACTTTGAGTCCCTGCTCTTTAAGTTCCTTAATCGTTTCCTTATGATGCTTAGTACCGCCAGAACCACTGCAAGCGATAGCCCGCCAGGGATTATTAGCAATACCACCGTAAACCACGTTGAGCGCTTGGTTAATAGCGATTGCGTTAAACGCGCCCTCCGTAACCACGACTGTTTTAACGTCTCCCACGAATCTCGATTGATTCCATCCATAAAAAAGTAAACCTAACCTTGTGCCAGGAAGAGTATCCATCTTCTGTACTTCACCGCCAGGATGAACTCTTGGCGTTACAAATCTAGTTTGAGCGCCGCAAAAATGGTCGCCAAAGTAATATGGAAAAACTATTCCGTCTCTTTCTATATCATAATACATATCGCCTGCGAGTAATAAGCCTCGGCTCTGAACATATTTCACGCCAGCTTCTGCGCGCGGATCTGATAGGGGAACATAGCGTGCCGGCCACTCCATAGCAGAGACTTCGTTTGGGAGCGATTCTTTAAAATCAAAATCACCTTTGATATATTCGTTCAGGTTTAGCCCAGCTTTGAAACAATATTCCCAAAGAGTATACTTGCGGTTACACTTGTTGCACCAGCACCAGATTTCGTCCATTTTATTTTCAACAGAATCACCTGGTTTATGCCAGTAAAGCGTATTGTTTTTTCCGCCGCCGTTGCAGATGAGACATTTCTTAGTACTTATCATTTGCCCATATCCTTAGTGAGCTTATCTAGCTTAACTGATGCAATTGCTTTTGCTAAGTCTAAGTCGCTTGTTGTATCTAGGTATCGACCCTTGCTATACTGACATGTGAGTTTGTCGCCTTTGCGCCCGAAGAAGCGATCTTTGCATATGAGGAAGTCTGACGTACTCTCTTGGAAGTTCGGTACTATTTCCACCACCACTGAAGCACCGTCCTGTATGGACGCGCACTCTTTTAACCTAGAATCTAGCTCCGTACCTTTGGCCGGACGCTTGCTAAGCGACCAAAGTTGAGCGAACATGATGACGGGAGCATTAGACGTCTTGACGTATGCGTTGAGGTAATCCTTGAATTCCATCATGACTTTGTAAGGCTCTTTATTGGGATGCTCCGATGAGTACTTAATGAGCTGGAAGTAATCTATGATGATGGCTGAGAAGTCTTCATTCTTCGCAGCTTCAAGGAGGTTCTTCATGCCTTCAAGACGGGTTGTTCTAGGATCTTCAGCAGACACAACTATAACGTGCTGCTTGATGTTGGGAATGTGGACCACGTACGACATCTCTTCCATCTTCGTTATCTCTCCGCGAATGACGCTCTGGAAGTTGACGCCGGCCTCTAGGCATGCGATGCGACTTACAACATCCTTCTGAGTTTCCTCATTTGATATGATAAGCACCTTCTTGCCTTGCTTCCACAGAGGATAGCTGATGTTGGCTGCCGTGGAGCTCTTACCAGAACCGGTATATGCAGCAAAGAGGTAAAGATTCTCGCGCACCAGCGGTATTGCTTTAGTAAGAGAGTCGTTGATGAGCGTTAGACGTTCCTTCAGCATGCGGTTGTGACGCGCGATAGCAGATATGATCTCTTTGAGATCATCAGTGCTACCGAAGTTACGCATCTCGTCTACCGAAGCCTCCATAGCTTTCAGTTCCTTAGATGTACCTAGGCCTGCTTGCTTCAAGATGATGTCCATCTGGTCTTCTGAAAACTTACTCATCGCATGCGTTCCTTTATGAACTTCAAAATCTCTTCCTCATCTGTCATGAGATCTTCGTTGGGGTCAGGCAAACTGTTGAGATCAATTGGCTTGAATTGATCCGCGTGCTTTCTCATGAGCTTATACTCTTTTTCGGAGATCTTCCCAGCAGAATAGCCCTCTGATGTCTGTGTAGCCTGCATTGGAAATGAGTTATAGAAGCTGTTAGTTGCCATGTCAGCGATATCACCGCACCACTTCTCAGCAAACTCCTTCTCTGGAGTATCGAAACCTTTTTTCTCTAGCTTTCTTTGTTTCCAATACTGTCGGATAAGTCCAGGTGATGGTTGATGAGCTTTTATAGCAGAAGGGAGCATCTCGTAGGCTTCTTCAAACGTAGCTCCAGCTTGAGCTAGTTCGTCAAACAGCTCGTCGAAATTAGAAGTGACATACTCAGTAGCTCTCTTCTTGCTACGAAGTGATGCCTTCCAACGCTCAAGTATGAGTTGAAACTTATCAGGCGTTGCCATCTGATCCTGTCTCTTCTCGTTCTTCTGTAAGAACTTCACCAGTCTTTAAGTTAGTAATCTGGATCTTTGCGGAGTTGTTTATCTTGTCGATATACAAAAGCTCGATCTTGTACTCGTCATTTATGACAAACGGACGTCGTCTGCCCAACCACCAATAGAGTTGAGTCTTTAATTTGTTGGCGTAAGAAATATCGCCCATAAAACCCCCAAACGGTATGCCTGTTATACGATCGGATTTACGAACTCATCAACATCCATGTCTTTCTTGCGGCTGTTACAGGAATGACAAGCAACTACTAGGTTGTCAGAGGAGAACCGAGCTCCTCCTTTTGAGATAGGTTTCACATGATCTAGAGTTGCAATATTTTTCTTGCTGTGGCTGTGAATCTTCAAGTTCTTCTTGCCGCAATAGTGGCACTTCAAGTTCTTAGTGACCTTTCTGCGTTCTTTGAGTATCTTCTTCCTGTACTTCAACCAGATCCTGTAGTCTGGAGACTTTGGAGCAAGCTTCTTGGTGAGTAATACTAAGGCAGCTAAACTTTGTGGATGAGGGTCATTAACTAAAACGAGATGCTCTGAGTGTTTCATAAAATATGGACCTTCTGATTGTACCTTGAGTAGAATCCCAGGATGCAGAATAAGGTAGTGGTGCATAACGACCATCTAGTCATAGAGGATTTCTCTAGCGATGTTTTAGAATACATCAGTAGTGCTCTAACATACACGGATAAATCAAAGCAGTACCAGTTGCGCCGAATGGGACGCAACGTATGGCAGCGCAATTCGCCGGCGTATGCTCAACTAAAGAACGAAGTGAATGGTAAGCTATTTGAAGAGATAGGCAATAAGTTAGTGATGTCTTCTTGCTTCGTTAAGATGCTTCAAGACGAATTACACCTTCCTATTGCAGTTGATAACAGAGTTGAAACTGGCAAGAAGATACCGCTTCCTTGGGTTAATAAACCTCACGCACTTAGAGACTACCAGGAAGAGGCAGTAGATTTAATGTTAAATAACTCCCGTGGACTTATAAACCTCGCGACTGGGTTAGGCAAGACACTCTTGACATTGCATTTTATCCAGCGCTACAAAAATAGAGCATTGATTGTCTGCACAAGTGAATCAGTCGCAAAACAATTCTACACTCTGTTTGAATCCATTTTCGGAAAGCCTAAAGTCGGATTCTACGGAGGCGGATGCAAAAAGATATGCGACATTACAATTGGTATTGCTGCTAGTGTCGTTAAAGGCATCGCGGATTTCCAAAGCGCGGACCTTGGTTGTGTCATTATTGATGAAACCCACCACACTCCCGCCACCACATTCTTCGAGATATCGCAGGGACTTGGACAGGTTGGAAAACTGTTTGGCCTAACAGCTACAGATTACAGATCTGACGGCAAAGATATCATGATTACTGGAGGCTGTGGACCGGTTCTCATTCGTCGCGACATAAAATGGGGAGTGAGCAATGGTTGGCTTGCTGAGCCATACTTTATAGTTCGTCAGGTCGATACACAAGGTAAAGACTACAAAGACGACAAGATCAAATCATATAAAGAGCACGTCTTGAACAACCAGCTCATGCATGCCCAGATAAGAGACGATGCCCAGAAGATGATGGACGCGGGGAAGTCTGTTTTGATCCTGGTAGATGAAGTAATGCATGGTAAAACTCTAAGTAATGAATTAAGCATCCCATTTGCCACAGGGATTGACTCTAAAAGTCAGGAATATGTAGATCAGCTTAATAAGGGCAAGGTTAAGGGTCTAGTTGGTACGGACGGAAAGATAGGGGAAGGTTCAGATACTCAGAACGTAGATGTCCTAATCCTAGCCAACTTCGTTGCTAGCAAGGGTCCAGTTATTCAAGCAGTTGGCCGGGGTTTGAGGAAGCAAGGTACAAAGACCAAGTGCATCATCTTGGACTATATACCCATGGGGTCGACAATGTTAAGTCGACATGGGTTTGGCCGAGTTGACTTTTACAAAGAGATAACTGACAAGGTTAAAGTGATATGATTACGAAATCAAAAGAAGAACTTCTAACTGAAATCCAGGGCACAGTTGAGAGCACTATAATAAATACGCTAAGAGCTCAGGACATGGCGGGACCAAACATGAACAAGATCAGCTACGCTATCGGTCTTGCGGTTTCAGACGCGATCAGGGTCTTGATAGAGAACGCATACACAGACCGACAGTTTGAAGAAGATATTGGCCTGGAGAACAAATGAACATAAGTCCAAACGGGTTGAACCTGATCATGTCGTTTGAAGGTTTAGAACTAGAACCATATCTAGATAGTGCCGGTATTCCTACGATCGGCTATGGGACGATCCTCTATCCTAGCGGCCATTCCGTCACGATGAGCGACCCAGCAATAACACAGCAGCAAGCTATGCAGTATCTTGAGTGGGAAGTGAACCAGAAGACCGCCGGTGTTTCCCAGTGCGTAGTTGTCCCCATAAATCAGAACCAATTCGATGCTCTAACTTCCTTCGCCTACAACGAGGGGTTGGGTGCACTCAGAACATCTACCCTCCTCCAGCTGCTCAACAATGGCCAGACACAGGGTGCCTCAGCCCAATTTCTTGTCTGGGATAAAGTAAGGGTTGATGGGCAACTAGTTGAAAATGATGGACTTCTCAGACGTCGTTTCGCTGAGCAAACGTTATTCAACACACCTGTGGTATAATTAATCTTTAAACGCGCCGGAGTAGCTCAGTGTAGAGCGCCCTAGAGAGACTGCAGAATTTCTGGGGAGGTCAGTAGGTTCAACTCCTATTCTCTGGCACCAACCTTCACAAAGGAACATATATGCGTTAGGTTAAGCGGCCTCCTTAAGACTCTACTAAAGTCCAGATAGTATTCACAAACTACAACTTTAACGGGAGTCTAAAACACATGAAAGACCAAATCCTTAAGATGAAGACTGAACTCAAAGAGTTAGCTCATCAGATCAAAGAAAAGAAGAAGTTAAGAAAGAACAAAGAACTAGCACCGAACGGTTACGTTTCCGGTTTGGATAGTCTCAGAAATAAGTTTCGATACAAGCACGTAGCATACTGTCTTGTTAGAGGCAGAACGCTAGAGCAATGCGACAGCGGCGACGGCCTCGACATGGAAGCAGTGAAATGGGTAATGAGGACTATGAGTCCAGAATCCAAAGAGAAGCTGTATGTCGTGGTGAATGAGAAGCTTAGCCCATCGCAGCAGGCAGTTCAAGCAGGTCACGCTGTAGCTGAGTTCCTGAGGAAGAACCAAAACACTCAGTGGTCCAACGGGCACCTCATATACTTGAAAGCGTCTCCTTGGAGTGACGGCAGCATGTACACGAGCAGCCTTCAGTATGGTCTTAACGAGCATGCTTACTTCGTGGAACCAGATATAGGAAATAAAGTAACTGCGTATGCTATATTTTGCCCGTACGCGGAGCGACAGTTTCAAAATTTCAAGTTAGTATAAATAAATCGTGCAGCCGTACGGATAGACGTACCTAGTGAGAGGCTTGGCGAAGGCTGACTTAATTTAAGTTTCTCTCTGTGAGATAGGCTACCAGCAATGTGAGCTGATTCTTGAATTGCGAAAGGTCAGAGCTGCTTTTAGGCAGTCTGCACATCTAAGGTTGTATGAATATAAGTTTACTTATGCTACAGTTTACGCACGGAGTCGAGATAGGAGCACACCAAGCCTATCTCGGCCACTTTGCCAGGACTAATGACCTAAAAGTCAAAGAAATCGCAGATGACGAGATGCTTCACCAGAAGCAGATACGCTGCATACTTGCGAAGCACGGCGCAACCACCAAACTTATATTCGATGTACCTTTCCTGCTTGTTGGTAAAACTGTCAGCTTGTTCTGCAAGATATCCCCGCTCTTCATGCTCAACCTTGTTGCAAATATGCTGGAGAAATTCGCTGTCTTCTCGTATGATGTCCTAGCCAATCGCTTCCCAGAAGACAGAGTTGCTCTTCTTGAGATGGCTGCGAAAGAGCTAGAGCACGAAGAATATTTTAAACTATGATCCCGTAGCTCAGTGGTAGAGTCGACGTCTCTAAAACGCTCGGTCGTGGGTTCGATTCCCACCGGGATCTCCACACACACTCTTTAGAGGGTCTACCACCCTCAGATTCCTTCAATTAAAAAGTCTTACAATTCCCCCGCTTTGAGCGGCGTCGCCGCTCAAACAGCGCGCGAAGCGCGCGTAGTGGATTGACTGGATTTTCTAGAAGAATAGAGTAGATAAGCGAGGCTGGCGTGGATCATACTTATGATACCCAAGATATCCATGTTTTCTGAGTTGCCAAATTAAATATTTTTGACCGTCGCTAAGATTTTGTGGCCATGTATAAAACACCCATGACAGACGAAGAAGTAAAGATACACGCAGAAATGTTAGAAAAAGTAAGAGAACAGTACTTCAAGATTGAAGTTGAAGTGTTGCCTGATGGCAAGCTTCCGGCCAAAAAGAACAAGACCGACGCCGGTTTTGACCTGTTCGCGACAAGCGACATTACTATCTACCCTGGCCAAGTGCTGAAGCATCCGCTCAACATTCGCATGAAACTCCCTAAAGGGACCTGGGGTGAGATCACTTCAAAATCTGGGTTAGGTTCGCAAGGACTTCTTGTGTACGCTGGCGTCATCGACGAGGAATACAGAGGAATACCGCACGTCGTCATGTCGAACATCTACTTGATCCAAGGTTTAGATCCTGACGGGTATCCGCTCATGCGAACAGACCCTATCGTCATCAAGAAGGGCGACAAGCTTGCCCAACTCATCATGAACCCTTTTTCCTCTGAGTTCTTCATCGAGCAAGTTGATTCAGTGGAGACCAATACTTCGCGTGGAGAAGGCGGATTCGGCTCTACAGGCAAGGCTTAAATGATCGGAACTACTGGCAAAAATATAAACCCGTTTGACTCAAACGCATTTGCTAAGTTGTTCTTTGACGCTTTTGGTGCAAAGGTTTTATCTTATAATCTTAACGCTCACAACAACCACCAACAAATCACCAACATCTTTGGTGCACCTGTCTCCATGATTATGGGACATCCGTCATTTGAAGTTAGAGTTGTATGTTATGTAGATAGACCTGAACATTCTAGCTCGTGGATGATGCATTTTGGTTTGCCCGGGCGAAGGCACATAGTGCAATCTGTCCAAACTACTCACGAGCGCCACATGCATCAAGTTGAGATCACTTACAAGACCGATGACTTAGATGAATTTATGCGTGACCTTGGTAATATAAGCTACCAGAGATTCAGCGATAAGTTTCATCAGGACCTCGACAATATGCTGGAGAAAGAGGATGAATAAGTGGACTGTTGGCGACATAATTGACATAGTCAAGGAAGGTATTCCGTTCTCTAAGACGGAAACCATCAGTGTTAGTACCTGGTCTACACCCTCGTCGGTGAGCGCACATCGCGGTGGGTCAAATCCATCAGAAACCTATATCACTACAACTGTTACAGTAGAGTTTCCTCTTGAGAAGGTCAAGAACATATCACTGTTTTGCGGTGACCTTAAAGAACTGTTTGGCGTTGTCTTCCACCCTGAGTTGATGAAAGATGGCAACGCAATATATACCACTAGTCAACCTAATACCTACAATGTGACGCTCTTCACCGTTCAGAACGGTAAGGTTATCATGGAGTTAGGTGTATCTCTTAAAGAGGATAGAATAAGCGCAACTGCTCAAATCATCCGAGACAGTAACTTTTATAGTTTACTAGACGCCGCTCTATCAGATTAAGTATAATGCTCCTTCACGGAGCTATATTTGGACAATCTCGCTAACATCTTCCAAACAAACGTAAGAATACACAACATGGATGCTATGCACCAGAGCTCAGTGTGGCCTAAGAACACTGAAGTGTGCATCACTAGGGTCCCGATACGTAAGCGCGATGGCTTTGACGCAGATAAGTTCAAGGCCTTTGCAGAGCGACTTAAAGATCACATGATCCCCAACGGAATTGTATTCCTAATCTGCTATGCCCCGATAGAAGCTAAGTGGAGACCGTTTGAGATAGCTAAAACCATGGTTGACTGTGGATTTACTCATGTCGACAATATAGTTGTCAAGAAGACTTGGTTTCCGGGCAAGCGCTCAGAGACTAACTTAGTAAACTCACACGAGTATGTACTTCACTTCTGCAACGGGAACGTGTGGAAGCTGGATAGGTTGCCGGTGCGCCAGTATCTTAAGACTCAAGATGAGACGTCTTGTCCAGGCAATACCTGGGAAATTGAGACTGGCTCTTTAGATGAGTCTTATCCAGTGGACCTTGCAGAGCTACTGATAAGAATGACCGACTGTCTCCCTGGGTCAGTTGTGTTTGATCCTCATTGTGGTGGGACAGGTTCACTAAGAGCTGCACTCAAATTAGGTCATAGTTTTTTCGGCTTTGAGAACGACACAAAGCAAATTAAGAAGTACGAGAAGATAGTAAAAGAATACAATAAGGAAATGGACAATGCAGTCAGGCGTAATCCAAGCAATAGGCGAGTTAGTAAGAAAGGAAATAGCTAATCCAGGCTCAGCAGATGCTGAGAAAACCGCCTATATCATTCCAGGTGCCAAATCAGACAATGTTTATCCCATCTTTAAGCATTATTTCAATGCTGAAGCTCAAAAGGTGATGGATATAAAAGCCAACGGTATGTATCATCAGCGCGAGCGCATAATCATAACTCCTGGCCTTGGTAGTCTCTTGAACAAGTTAGGTTTAAAGAGCTGTAGAGACGCACAAAACGGTGTTTATCTTCGTGAACTTGATTCAGTGTGTTTTTGTGCCAGTATGGCCGATCGATTAAATGTGCATAAGGCTGTTGAGAATGTTATTAAAACTGTGAACAACTTAGCGTCTCGCGGCTATATAACGGCAACAATGGTAGAACTCAGCGTGGTACATCTTAATGTTGATAAACCAGAGCCAGATTACGCGGTGCTATCTTACGTGGCGTTGACTAAGGCAGGTCAAGTTTACGTTACACAAAATATGCCTAAGATGTTCGTTCGCGAAGGCGAAGTTCCAGAGAGGTACGAGAACCAATGATTTACCAGAAGTCAAAAGCTAAGAGCATAACTGCAAACAGAAACGACATAAAAAAGCTGGTCGATAAGACTATGCAAGATATGGCTGCTATAGTTGGAGCAACTCTAGGTCCCGGTGGTCGCTTCGTAATCTTAGAGCGAGATGGACTTGCTCCTCTTGTCACTAAGGATGGCGTCACTGTAGCTAAGGAACTTGGTGTTGCTAACGCTGAGGCCAACGTCATCATCGAGAGTGCTAAAGAGATCTGCCTTCGTACAGCTAAGCAAGCTGGCGACGGAACAACTACTGCTATCGTCTTGGCAAGTTCGCTTACTAAGCATGGTCTAGAGTTTCTCGACAATAATCCTAAATACAACCCGCAGCGCATGGTCAACGAGCTCAACGATCTCTATTCTAACATCATAGTTCCATTCCTTAAGACACACGCTAAACCAGTGAGGGAACGTCATGAGCTCATCAATGTGGCTACAATTTCTGCTAACGGTGATAATGCTATCGCTACCGCAGCTGTTGACGCTGTCATCGCGGCTGGTGAAGATGGTCAGGTCCTCATCGAGGAGGCCGACAGCCCGAACATCAGAGTCGAGACCATCGACGGGTGTATAGTAACGAGCGGTCTCAAAGACATCGGGTCCATAGGACTTGCATTTATAAACGACCGTGCGAGTCAGCAAGCTAAGATGGATAACGGCATCGTGTTCCTGTTCGACGGGACCATGAATGATCTTAAAGTTCCAGCTACTATTCAGCAAGCGATTGAAGGCACTGAATTTTATGGGAAGCCTATCATTGTACTTGCTCACGGTTTCTCAGACGTCGTGTTGGATAAGTTTGCCAAGACTACAAAAGGCGGATACATGGTTATCCCCGTAAAAACTCCGCTTGGTGGAGTAGCCAACTCCCGCTCTATGTTTCTGCATGACATGGCTGCATATACTGGCGGCGTTGTAGTTGATACAGGTACTATCGACCACTACATACAGGAAGACAACTTAGATGAGTCGTTCGGTTCGTTCACCACCGCTAAGGTGAACATGTTCGAGACTTTCATCGAGAGTGAAGTGAATGATGAGGCTATTCAAGCTCGCATAGCAGAACTTAAGGCTGTTCAAGAAGTTGCTCCTAGTGACCGTGAGCGTATGTTTGCTAAGGCTGCCATAAGTAAGCTTACTGGTGGCGTTTCCACAATCTGGGTGGGCGGCGGTTCTGAACTTGAAGCCCGCGAGAAGAAAGCCCGTGTTGAGGATGCCGTCGAGTCTGTGCGCTCTGCAATTGCCGAGGGAATTATCCCGGGCGGATGCGGTGTTCACCTTGTGCTCTCTGATTTGATTGCGAAGCACCCAGACTTTGTTCCCTCGTGGGGCATCATGGTGAAAGCTTTATGCTCGCCGTTTGAGATGTTGTTGTCTAACTGCGGTGAGGATTTCGCAGATGTTTATAACGCGCTTGAGTCTCATGTCGTAGATAAGAATGCACCGCCCACTTGTATATTTGACGCCAACGCTCACAAGCTAGTAGATCCTCAAGAAGCTGGCATCATTGAGCCCGCTAAGGTATGTAGGGTTAGCTTAGGTAACGCTTTGTCAGTAGCTTCGCTACTGATCACTTTAGGTGGAATTGTAGTTGTGCCAAGGGATTTTGGCTTAGAGAACCAGCTTGCACTAAGTAAGCAAGCTTTTAAGGACATGATGAGTCCAGAGAGTGGACTTGTTGGTCAGGAGTAGTTATGATGTCGTTTAATGATGTAGTTAATCTAGTGAAGGCAAGCAAGTATTTGCAGTACGTCTTGGTATTTATTGCCGGGGGCGTGATTGCGGCTGTCTTTTATCCAACGAAGCAGATGAAAGAAACTCTTCAGAAGAGTTATGATCAGCAAGTAGCCACGTTGCAGCAGCAGCAATCTAAGACGCTTGAAACGCAGCAGCAAGCATACCAATCCTTGTCGAACCAGTACAG